GTTATTGAACATCTGGCTAAACTCATTTAGAAACCGTATAGATTTAGCTCGCTTAAACCAACCTGAGAAAACGCTCAAATCCTTTGAATCTAAAAAATATTCAACCTGTTCAATCGTCAATCTATAAGCCCAGCCTCTCGGAATAAGCTTTGACAATATCAACTGAATTGCGGTGTTGTATATCTTTCTGAGCCTCTTTCTGAAGCCCGTAAATTTCATTGCCATAACGCTGGATTTGATACTTTGAATAATCAACCTTTGAATCAACCTCGAAACCTTTAGTATTAATCTCCACAAATAATTGTTTGTGTAATTTTCCTGAAAGTTTCAAATCTGGAACCCGGAACGGGGCCTGCGAACCCATACTTTGTTTCAGTTTGGCGTACCTGTCGGACTTATATGTGCCTACATTTTGCTCTTTCGCATTTTCCCCTACCGTTAACTGTTCACGAACACGTTTAGGAATAAGCCCTTCGTTTGCTTTCGCTACTTGAAGGGCTATCTCCTGCACGTTAATCGACTTTGCTTTTTTCCCCAGCTCCCTTAGCATCTTCCATCCTTTTCTTTAGTTTCTCCAACTCATCTTTCCAGTCCTTACTTTCCTGAACTTTTTTAGACTTTTCACGCTGATTAATCCACCTCCGCAAATCCTTTTTGGGCAACTTTTTGATTTTATCGCTTATCGTAATACTCATTTCTCAAAATTTTAGGTTATACCTTCAACACGAATCCAATTTGATAAGTGCGTTACAACTGTATCAGAAGTTTTCTTAACCCTCAAATAAACGTAATCGCCATCTTCCAGATTATCAGGGGTAGCGGCTTTCTGAACAGTCAGCGTATAAACACCACCACCATCATCACTTACCGAAGTAATTGCCGGGGTATCTACATTTGACTTGCTGTCCGAAGTTTCAAAATCCGAATCAGTCAGCCCGGTAATCGCATCAGCGCACCGGATAGTAATCCTTACCTCTTGGTCACCGCTCGCATAAGCTGTTGTCTTGGTAACACCAACACCAACCGGCATAGCATCCATCAATTCATCAACTCCCCAAATAGGTGAAAAATAATACTGATTTTCCAGCTCATTTGCATTAAGGAAATTCACGTATAACTTAAACGCCTCATTGGAATCAATCTCCTGAGCGCCTTTTGTATAGGCATTAATCCGAGACTTGTAAGGCTTAAATGAACCTATGTCATTTCCTGACTGGTCTACGTAGCCCTGTATATTCCCGTTGTGCAATTCAAAGAAAACACCATAAACCCCGCCCTTCAAAGTCTGTAACATCGACTTGAAATCACAGAAATTTGAATCCAACATAAATTCAAAAGAAGGCACCGGCCTGTTTGTTATTGTTTTAGCCTTGCTAACCGGATTTGTAACAATGTTCGGATCATCGGTTGTAGGACTGTAATTCACCAGCCCCGCCACGGCATAAATTTTTAAATCTTCATTTATTTTCGACTCCCAATTGGATAAAACTTTCACCTCCGCATCGGTAAATGAAACATCCTTATCGCAAATCAGGATATTTTTTATTTCGGACAGTGGCAATTGGCAATCACCATTTATTCCGCCCGGTAAATCTACACTACAAGCATTCATAATTTTTATTTTTTAGCAATTTAAAGGATATTTCACCTCACAAATAATTCTAAATAAATAGAACGGTTGCATATCGTCACTATCTTTCACCAGCGAATAATCCGCAAAAGCGGGCAACCCTCTGACTAATCCTGTAACACTCCAACCTCCTATTTTTTTTATTTCACGTATCACATCTTCATGTGCATATTCTGTCGCCCGGTCTGTCACACTCGGGTAAAGAGTTTTCAAATTCACCGCAAACAATATCCAAACATTTGCATTAAACTGAAATTCGTAACTCTCCTCCGGTTGGACATCAAAAAAACAAGTAACAGCCTTTTTATCATTAAGAAGAATATCTTTATATTCATTACCAGAAACAAACCGCTGAGGAATTACGTCCCCGTCCCGTTCGTTTCGGTATATCCGGCCAAAGTAATCTATACTGTCAGAACTAACATCAGTCCATAGTTTTTCTTCGAACCTGTATGTCAATCGTTCTATTTGTATGTCAATACCTTTAGCCAATTGTCCCCCTCCTGACTTTTAGTTCTGTTACAAAAGTTTTTCTTAGTTCTTCAATCTCTGCCCCCAGCTTTTGAGTAATACCCATTGTTCGCGGCAAATCAGGACTGATGAGCCCTTCCATTTCAAAAAGAACCTGGCCTTCCGTAATACGCTCAATCCGATTTGTACGTACTGATTTTAGGATTAAGTCCAAAACATCACCTGCAACTTGGTAGCCTATCGCATTCACGAATCTTTGCTTGTTTCTCTCGACAATATTTGAGTAATCCTTATATGCTGTAATATCAAAATTAAGCCCGTATGTTTCGCTCTCATTGTCCAGTTCCTCAACATCGAATAAAGTTTCTGTTGTCCAGTTTGGATAACTAACCGGGTGCATCCGCAAAGTTTTAAAATGACTTTCTACGTTTGCTTTATCCCAATCCCTATCAACTGCCTCTGCTGTTATTTCGCTCTGTAAGTACCCGATATAATAAGCACCACCGGAAAAATCAAACTGGTTTAAGTTCCAGTTTAATTCTGTTTCGGTTTCGTTATTTTCCTCAATGTTTATCGTCTCGTCTTTTATCGGATCCTTTTTACTCGAATGAAACAACAACAACTTCACGATATCATCCCCATTAAAAGAAGTGAAAACACTATTAATCACCCATGCCAAATCTTTTCGCTTGGGTAGTTGAATCTCAAACCCCACAAAAGAATCGTTATTTGGAATAGTGGTTTTCCAATCGCTTTCAAACGGATATAAAACTTTATTCTCTACAAAATCTTCGTTATTAAAAATGGCTGTCAAAACTTTAATCGTTGCCGCCTTTACCAAATTTACCAAATATGTATTGAAATTTGAATCAGAAATATCCGGGTCTTGCTGGCAATTGAAAATATTTTCAACCGTTACAAGTCCCGAAAAATCCTGAAAATACATTCCCGAATCTGACTTGGCGTTATCGCTATCAATAGCCGGTAATCCCGTTACCGTCTCGCTTCGCCAACCGATTAAATCTACAAGTGATGTTTTGACTTTATCCTGTATCATTTTATAATATAAGTTATATCGACCTGAGTTGTATCCGAATCAGTACCAACCCCCCTAACTTTGTAATATCTATGTGGGGAGCCTTTTATTACCCAGTTCGCAACCAAATCATCACTAATGTCAACTTGGTTTAAATCTGAGCCTGTCAAATCATCCTGTGGACTTGCAGTAATAACCCCGGCACTAACTCCGTTAATTAATACGTAATTAGTCCCATCATTACTTCCGTAAACAGCCAACGTTCCATCAGATGCACCTCCCAACTGAGTACAAAGCGCACTAATTGAAATACTCTCATATACCCCTGTCAGTGGCCCTATTTCTACAAAATCAACCGATTCATCACCCTGTAACGTGTCAACATCAACAGTAGTTACAGTTCCTCTCTGTGCTGTGGCTGCCATTGCTGCAACGGCAAACACCACTATAAATAACAACTTTTTCATATTACTGTAATTGACCGGCTTTAAAAATTGGACTTGCATCAGATGTTGACATCGGCGCAATTACCGGAGCCAAATCAACTGAAAGTTCCACTTCAATATCTACATCCTGAGTTTCCCCAGCTGCATCCTCATTATCAGCCCCCGTAGCATACTCGTGAACTGCAAACTGCAATCCGGTTCCTAACGGGTCTGGAATAGTTCTGTAAGCACCTCCATTAGCAAAAGTGTCGCCAAATCCGCTTCTGTTCAGTGTTGGAATCCACGGCAAAATACCGATTGTTCCTTCTGGTATAATATAGCTCATCCAATCGTATCCGGGTTCATTGGATAACTCCGTTGAAGGCACCATATTCATGCCGTCAATCTGCCAACCTAAATTAGTCTGGTTGCCTTGTCCTTGTTGTGCTAACCTTTGAGCAACGGCCTGAGCCCTTATGTTGTTAATCACATCGAACATTCCAGTATAATACTGCTCAAACATGAACATTTTCAACTGCTGGAAATAATAATCAGCATCGGAAGATAACACCCCAAACCAATAATTTGAAGAATCCCATTCGCCTGACTGTGGGGTTGCACTCTCAACAACCTGCGACCGATCTGTGCCTAATTTGGCCATTAACGCTGTTTCAATGTCAGCATGAAGCGCAATAGCAGCCGACCTAACCTGAGCAGCCACCATTTCACCAATTTGGAACACATTCCTATCACCTTGTTTAACTGAATACTTGAAATTAGCTGCATAGGTTGTATAGGTTGTACTTGTTTTGGTTGAATCGTTAACTAAACCCGTGTGATTGTAAGCCCTGTTGCTTCCAGTAGAAATATCCTGCTTGTTCAGTAAATAAAGTTCAACATCCACTTGGTCAGATGGTTTTTGGTTCCATAACCTTTCCCGCTCGCTCGCAGGAATAAGAAAAATAGTGTTTTTCAGAAACACGCTCAAAGCAGATGACGGTTTCGCCTTAAATTCAGGCTTGTTCATCATTTTATTCAGCTTGTATTGAGCCGCATTCCATACACTATCTGTGTAACTAATCATAATTTTTAATCTTTAGAGTTTTTAAATTCTTCTTGTAATTTAACACCCTCCGAAGACATCGGATCTATCTTGTTCTCTTCCATATACTTGAACACGTCATTCATTGATTTAAACTCTGATTTACCATCTCCGCCTTCATTGCCGCCTCCCCTGCCTTCGGCACCATACCAACCGTTTTGGGTTGCAAAATCGGTCAATACATCCTTAACAGGCAACGGCCTTTCCATTTTGTCCTTTAAGACTTCGCCATTTTTTTTAGCAACTAATACGCCGTTATCATCAAAATCAAAATCAAACTCCGAACGTGCCAGTAATGCAAACTGATTCGGTTTTAATCCCTTCGTCTCAGGTGTATTTTTCTGCAATTCGGACATTATACTAATATCCTTAAGTTTGTTTTTATAATTGCCGGTTTCAGCTTCCCATTGGCTTTTATCGGCTTCGTACTTTTCCCGAAGGTTTGAAATACTTGATTCCAGTTCATTGATTTTCTTTGACGGTTCAATCTTTGCATCTGCCATTATTTTTTCTTTCAATGCCTTTGCAATTTTTTCCCTGTCTTTTCCTTCAATTTCTAACCCGAAATCCTTTTTAAGATCTTTCATCGCAAAATCATAACCAATAGTCTGGCCTTCTGTTTTCGCTTCATTTTTGACCTTTTCTTTCAATCCTTCCAAATCTTCATCGGTTACAAACCTTCCATCAATAAGCTCCAAACTCATTTCTTCGTCTGAACTCATCGCTTTTTGCAGAACTTCTGCTCCTCCTTTGACGAACTTCGCCAACTCATCAATATTTTTTATCATTTCTCTTCTTTTTTAGGTCTTCCCGGTTTCTTTTCTTCTTCGTCCAATTCATACCAAAGTTTGGTAGATTTTACATACTTGTTAGCGGTTTCCCTTTCACGGTCTGTAATAACTACATGACCTCTTTCAGTCAATTCCTTACTGTCAGGAACCAACCGTTTGTTTTGTTTATTGAGGCTCCGTACCCGAAACTCCTTGTGCTTTTTGCTTTGCATAATCTTCAAATTTTTGTTTTAATGTTTCAATATCGGTCATTATAATTTCATTGTCATCTACATTTTTCCACCACTCATCAAAATACTGTTTTTTGACTTTGTCTATCTGGGGCAAATTCCACCCCAAAACCACGCCCGCAGGATAATGAATGAATGGTTCAATCATTATTCCTTTCTCTGCCCGGATTAAACTTTCCATATCGGTTTGGAACTCGCTTTGATAATACTGTTTCAGAAGATAATTAAGTGTAATCTGGGGCACACCGTCTTTTCTGGCTTTCTGGTATTTATCCCAAATCTTATCCGGTGATTCCATTAAAAATCTCCGGCCATAATTCACCGAAGCACCCTCGTAATTATCATTCACATAAAAGTCCCCGATAATATCTATAATCAGTTTCTCCGTGTCTTCAAACGCATCGGCAAATAAATTCAGTCTGTCGTTTACCGGCTGTACATCCAGAAATGCCGCCGTTGCTGTTTCATTTTCGGTTTGTTCTGAGGTTGTACCCCACATTGTAAATTGCATCAAACGCCACAACCAATCCAGTTCGGTGCGCTGCTCTTTCCATGTCGATAAATCCGGCTGCACATATCCGGCAACGTTTGGCGCAATCTGTGGGTCTGCATCGCTTTCCGGGGGCATCAGTTTAATAACGTCTGAAACATCCTTTTTGAAAGTATGCCCGTCACCACCACAAGCCGGACACGTCTCCCCTTTGTATAGCCCAGTCCCATCACAAACCCTGCATTTTTGTACATAAGCCCAGAAAATTGGATAACCATGTAAAAATTCATAAATGTTTTTTACGCTGGTTGTTCTCAAATAGTGTTCAGCTAATTCAACAATTGAATCAACCGGGCTAATATGATAATCTAAATCTGAACTGAGAATATCAGAATTAACAAAGGCTGGTACGTAACCCCACGGATTTGAGTAAACCTCATCTTCAATTAATCTTATCTTTTCGCCAATAACATGGAAAATATAGTCTTTTCCTTCATCTACAAACCTGTAAAACTCTCCGGGGTATTCGCTGCCGTCTGGTTTCAGCCTTTTCTTTGGCTCAAATAACACCCACTTCACTTTCCGGCCATCGCTTTCGTAGTTCCTTATTGACAATATGCTTTTAAATGTCGGATATGCCTCTCCGTTTTCCCACTCAAAGAAAACTAATCCACTTGGGTCTGAATAGTATTTATTGGATTGTAGATTTGAAACAAACTTCCTAACAGAATAGCCTTTAGTCAGGTTTTTAATTTTTTCTTTCAGTCGTTTCTCAGACGTTTCAGTCTTGGCTTTCACTATTCGGCTTCCACCATTTGCGTGGAAAACCTTATCTACCGGCCTGAGTAAATTTGAAAATGTATTCTTATTGGAAGTTGCAAATTTTTTCCTTAACTCAAATTGGGTAGGATTTTCATAAATCTCAATCTGGTTTAAATGCTCAGCCACGTTCTTTCCGTTGATGTGAACATTCAAAACCTTCGTGTATTTTTTAGCCTCTTTTATCCAGCCCGGTTCATCAGATAGAATTATTTGCGCAATTTCTTCTATTTGCATTTAATAGATATTTTCCACAAAATTATAGAAAAAATCTATATATAACAAATATTTATAAAAAAGTTAATATCCATAGATTTTCTATATAACAAAAAGCCGCTGCAAAATTAATTACAACGGCTTAAAACAACAACAAAATGAAACAACCCACCTTTTTTACCTATGTGTTTTTGTCATTTTTTTATTATTCAGATAAATTTACTTATTCCAAAAAGCATCAAATTTCTTTAACGGATATAAATAACTAATTAGATAACCCCCGGCCTCGGTGATATGGTCAAACCCGCTGGTTTTATCCGGCACCCCGTTTTTATCAAAGGGCAGCCGCTCCAATGCCTCTGCATAATCCGGGCATTTCGCTTTGTTTACAAAATAGTTCCTTTCCCCCTTGCCATTTAAAAACATTCGGTTCATATTTTTAACTCTGTCCATTACCAGCGGATTAGCTTTGTTTGCTTTCACCTCAAACCCGGCTTTTTTCAATATACCAATATCTGTTATGGTTGCATTTGAGCTTCTGTTTCTCCCAGAGGCATCAGGATAACAGTAAATCCTATTCCCCGGATACCTTTGCCGTAATATCTCTACTACATGATCTGTATCATGTGCCTTTGTAATTTCATCAACTGCCATAGGGTACCGGCCAATCTTATGAATCACAGCGTGCATATTCCCGATATTGAAATCAATCCCTACATGGATATTATCATTCGGCCCCGCTACTTCATTGGTATTGTTTAGCTCCCTATCGTAATTGTAATAAACTGAGCCACTTGTCAAGTTTACAAATTCACCCTCCAAATAGGCCAATAACTGCTGTTCCGAATAGGTTTCTTTCAACGTCTCTATATAACTTTCCGGCAGGAATGGATTGCTTTTGGTTTTGGCGTGTATTATCTTTCTATTTTTGTTTCCGTTTTTAATAAAATACTCATACATCCACAAGTAACCCTCAGGCGTTCCTACAACGTCTGTAATGTTTGATTGACCGTCCGGCAGTTTCACCCTGTTTCTGGCTATAATCTTTGAAAATACGTCTTTCATTTTATTCTTTGGCAAAATATCCACTTCATCAATCAACGAATAACCAACCTCGTAGCCAATTATCCGACTGGGATTATCCATTGACCTGAGAATTATTTTTCCGTACGGAGTTGTGATATTTTTGTAAGATTTGTTCAAATCGTATGGTATCCCGTGTTCCCGAAGTAATGTTTCAAATTTTGGAAAGGCCACATCTTCAATCAGTGGGTAGGTTGGAAGATAGTAAGCAACGTTTATTCCGAGTAGTTCTAATTTCTTTTGGATTGTTTTTAATACTGCCCCCTCTGACTTTCCAGAACCATAGCCACCACACAAAGCCGTGTGAAGCGCGTTTGACTGAATAAACTCTAATTGGTGTGGAAGTAATTTAATCCTCGGATTCATCTTTTATTACCTCGTATTCGATTTTATTGATGTTGGTTTTCATTTCGATGTACTGCTGGTTTAATTTCTGCCTTTCATCTTCATCAGCAATTAACCTATATAATGCCAATAACTCCCCGGCTTTGTCTGACTTAAATAACTTTGCCCTAATTGCAGATTTTGTTTTTGTTTTATTTATATCCAGCAGTCTTTTTAGGTTATTCATTTCTTCCGAATCTGCCGGGAAATTCTGATACCACCAAGTTTTCCCACATGGAAGAAAAGCAACAATGTCATCGACAAAAAAAAGATTATTCTTTTCTATTGCCTCTATTGCCTGTTCATATAGTTTTTTCTTGTTGTATCTCATAATACAAAACTTTTATTTCGCTTAACTTCATTTCTGTTTATATTGCTCAATTTCTTTTATCCAATCTTTTGAAAAATCATACAATTCAATATCATTATCAATTATATACTGCTCCAACCGTCCATTAAAACTAAAATTACCACTACCTTCGATGTTGTAGTAATTATCTTTATTAGTTTTCAATAAAGATATTTTTGCATGTGAATTTACATAAATTAAATCAGTAAAATGCTCTTTTAACATATCGACTGCTAATGATTTCGAAACATGACCGGCATTCCTTATTGATGAAATAATAAATTTAGCCTTTAAAATCCTCCCTGATTCCTTCATATTAATCAACATTCTCGCAGCCGATTGATTAATTGCAAAAATAACAAATATGGCATCTTCTATTATCTCTGACTTTGAAATATAATCTACAATTGAAATGGAATTAAATGGATGCGTGGTTATTAATCTTAATTGTTCGTATTTGTCTGGGAGACCTATTTCTTTAACTTTTCTAATTACTTGTAAATTCTTTTTTGTAAATTTTTTAAATAATTTATCCGACAAAGATAAATTTCCATCCTCATCTTTACCTTCATCGTATTTTTTTTCTCCAATCCACGGATTTTCTATACTTTCCCACATAAAGACAAAATCTATGTTTTTACAAAGTTAGTTAAATTTTTTCTATTGACAAAACGAATAAAAACCGTATCAAAAAAGTTTAGGTTTCAATTCTTTTACTTTCGCAAATGTCAAATTCACTAATCGCTTAAAATCAATCTTTGGGTTTTTATGTTCCTTTACGAAATTCCAGCTTTCTTCTTTTACCAGCGAATAATAAACCGTATTCAATAACCTCGGTATCATTCTGGAGCTCCAGCCCGCTTCATTTACTATTTTAGCGTATTCCTTTTCAACTAAAACTTTTGTAACATACTTTTCAGTAATCTCAAATTCAACCTGTTTTTTATCCTTAACGACACGAACATCTTTTGAATGATTAGCCTTAAATTCATTCCTAACTATCTTAGCCCAAATCTGACGGCCAAACTTATTTTTATAATCGTAATTTTTTATAACAATACCTTCACCAACCCCTTTGCCGTCCTGAACTAAGTATTTATTTTCATCCAAATACTGATATAATCTTTCTTCTGTTGGATTTTCAATTTTGCAGATAGGTGGAATAAATTCAATGCCGTAATTTGATAACAACTCACTATAAACAGGATAACTTAAATATCTACCTTCGTTGTTCTGAACATCAAAAATATAAAAATTTCGCCATGCTGTTTCATAGTAAGTCTTTAATATATGTGGAACCAACCACTCACCATATAACCTCAACCTCGGATTGTCTTTTAAAAAGGCTTTAATTTCGTTGTTATTCAAAGCCCAGGCCATAAACCCCTGATTGTCGTTATCCAAAGACAATACACGGTTTCGGCTTCCACATCCTATTTCCTCATTATCTTTTAACCAAACACTTGCATTTGTTCCGTCAATCTTAGGGAACACATAGCATTCTCCCAAAGTAATGCCGTCTGTTTCTGTTGTGTTTAGTCTTTCAATGTGCTGGTACTTTTTAAATTCCATTTTGTTTTAATTAAATTTACCGAATATTTCATTTAAAAAATCTTTGCCGCTTTCTTCTGGGGTTACTTCCAGAAACTTAACAGCATTTAAAATTTGCCCAGAAACTAAATACTTTGCTGTTTCTTCGTTGTTGGCTGATACCTGTTTCTTGTACTTTCGCCCTGCAAATTCAAATATTACCGTGTATTTCATTTCTTAAATATTGGACATTTTATATTCTTCCATTTTTCAAAATACTCCCGGTGTTCGCAATTGTCTTTTATTCTACATTTATTGCACCTGTACATCATAAAGTTACCATTTTTATTTCTAAATTACAACTCATTGCCATATAATCTAATAGTTCAAAATCAGGCTGAACTTTGTCATTTAATATTCTGCTTAGTTTTGATTCGGATATTCCNNNTATTGTTCTGTTAATTGTTGTCTTTTTTGCATAGTTTGCAATTTTATTGTTTTAACTTATTGATTTTCAATATAGGTACATATATAAACAAGTTATAAAACAGCCTAATGCAGTGGTTAGCCCTTAGCGTCATTTAACTCGAAGTCAGTAGAAAGTTATCGAGCCACTGCATTTTAAAGGCCGTTTTATAACATTGTGCAAACCCAATAGCGGGGCTGGAGCAGCTAATCACCGACGGTGCTTGTTTTATTTTCTTTTCCCTCCCCGCTTGCTTTTTTGCAAAAAGCATAGAAACGGCATAAGGCAGTTTCATAGCGCTTTTTCGCAGTACTGTTGGCATAAGCGAAATATTCCATATCAAAGAACCCGGCAATGTCTTTGTTTGAAATGCCGAGTTCTTTTTTAATTTCGTTAATTTTCATTTTATTTTTAAATAAAAGTATTGGTTTGCTTTTCTTATTTTGACTTCAAAGCCGCGAAGCCTGAAATATTTAGCAACAGCAGATAATATTTCTCTGTGAGTAGAAGCATCTACAGTCATATTACTATCTGCTCCCATTGAGGATATTTTTTCTGTTAATTTATCCCCGGTTCCAAAAATCATTGATACGGTGAAATGTCCTTCAAACTTTTCATTTAATTCGATGTTTTCAATTACAGTTTTCATTTTTACTTGATTTATAAATTAATAATTAAGCTACTTTTTTATATTCGTAAGCAACACACCATGCTTGTTTAACTGAAATCCTATCATTTTCAATTGCTTTTTTAGCAATGTCAGCCTGAAATCCGTTTGATTTTTCTGCAACTGTTTCTAAAATTTCATCTTTAATGATTGCGTGTTGATTGAAATCAGAAGTTAAGTAGAAATACAGGTCGTTAACTTTTTCTGTACGCAGTCTGTCAGCAATCATATTAACGCCTTTAGCCTGTGCCCAGGCATTTTTTAAACATTGAGAGAAACTCATAGCCGCTACATTTCTGAATAACCACCATGCCTGTTTCATTATCTCGCTTTTGTTGTATTTTACTGTTGCTTTCATCTTGTTTTGTTTTTAAATTCTATGTAAATTTAAGCATAAACTTAATAATACACAATAGTTTTATCAAAATATTTTAAGTATTTACTTAAAGTTAACATTAAATTAACATTGCCGACGCGCAAAAGAAAATAAAACAGGAGCGGCAGCTTTTCAAATATCCGGCAGAAGGTTTAGCCGCTACTGTGCTTGCACCTGACCGTTAACGGCAATGCCGCCTACATTGTATCGTATTCCGTAAAAGCCTTTAGGTAACTTCCGCTTTCAAACCATTCTTTTATATCTCGTTCCTGAATTGTATAAGTTCCATCAGAATTATTAATTGCGCCTGTGGCTCTCAAAAATACACGAGCAGCTAAGTTACCCCTGTCTTTCAGATAGTGGTTAAAGGCTTTTACTCTCTGCACGTGGTAATCAATTTGCGGTTCTGAATCTTCACCAGAAGCACTGCCGTTAACAATATGCAAATTGCAGTCTTTTACTAAATTTTCTACCCAATCAATCATTAGGTGGTCATCTTCGGCCAATCCTATATTTTCTAACTTAAAGAAACTTTTGTAATGTTTAATAATTTTATTCCTTTTCATATAATTTGTAATTTACGTTTGTACTATTTACCCGTAAAAGCCCGACAACTTGCATCCGCCCGTTAGCTGCAAGCGGGGTGACGCTCATTTAATTATCTTCATGCGTATTTGAAAAAATAAAAAAAGCCCCGCCCGCGTCAGCCGTATCCGGCTGTATGGAAAGCTGCAATTCAACTAATATTGCTTCCAGTTTATCAGAGCCTAATCCGTGTTTACCTCTTTCAAATTCTGATAAAGTTGCGTGTCTGATTCCTATTTTTTCAGACAATTTCTTTTGAGTAATTCCAAGCGACTTACGCCTCTCGGAAATAATTTTGTTGATTTTCATTATGCAAAATTTTCTTCGCCTAACTCAATCGGGAATCCAGTTCCTAATGTGCCGTTGTCTTCTTCAGGGTAACATCCGCAAACTTCATTAAATACTTCATTGTATTCTTCATCCATACAAACAACATATTTTCCTCTAATGTCATTTTGAGCAACAAAAATCATCATTTCAAATCCTTCTTCTTTTGCGGATTTCCATTCTTCGAATGTGTTAATCCATTTGTAATTTAATTTTTTCATTTCATTTATTTTTATTGATTACTCTTCAAAGTTACGAAATATAGTAATATGTTGCATTAAAAAAACAAATTATTTTTCGGTATTTAGTAATTATTTTACAAATACCAATATATTTTGATGTACTTTTTTTACTTTTTTTGATATGTCCATTATTCTGCCAGCCGTTAAGCATGCCCCAGCGAGGCCATTTAAATAAATTATTTCATTGTAATATTTCAATCCAGCCTCTTTCATTGCTGATATAGTATCAGGAACAAATGAACGGTAATATCCTTTATTATCTCGTATTTCACCAACCATAAATACAACAAAAGCACCTTCTTTTAAATGATATACAGCTTTTTTTATAATGCTTTTATAAGCTTTTAAGAAGTCGTTGTAATTCATATTTGAAATATCTCCATCCAATTCAGAGTATTTTTCTAAATCGGCGTAAGGAGGGCAACTGAAAAGTAAATCAAATTTTTCAACAAAATCAGTATCTAAAAAAATATTACTATCTCCTACATACCATTGCGGCTGATTATTTAAAGGCAAAATATCAATCGCCTGCTCTCTGTTACTATCAACTTGCTCTTTCCTAATATCAATCCCAGTATATTTAAATCCCAAATAATTGGCAACTATTCCACGGACAGAGCCGCCTGAAAATGGGTCAAGTATTTTTCCACCATCGGGGCAAAACCAATGATAAATAACTTCGGATAAAGCAGGGTCAAAAATTGATGTATCTGTATGTGTATGGCCTTTATGGCCTTTCGCATTTTTAATTAATCTATTATAATTGCCATTTTTTGTCTTTGTTTCTAACCTTCCTAATTCACTTTTAATCCCTATACTTTTCCAAATGTTCCTTCTTTTTCGCCAATTTCCACTTTTTGAATCAAGCACGCTAAAAGGTGGTTCAATGAACTTGTCTCTTAGTAATGGATTTTCAATTACTTCATTTCCAAATAAATCTAAATTTTTTCCCACGCTTCGCTTTTTTTATTTGTTCATTTAATCAACTTTTGTATAAGATAATCCCGCCAGACAGCTAA